AGGCAGTAAAACCTAAACCACCTAAAAAGAAAACAAAATCTTATATGAGAGAGTCATTTGAATATATCAAGAACCAAGCAAAATGGCAAGCCGCTAAAGTATATTGTGAAGATAAAGGTATGCAATTTAAGATTATTACAGAAAAAGACTTAGGTCAATATTAAGAATATCTATTATAAATGTGCTTATCAAAATAAGGGTCAATACCAACAGTTAACATACCTGTATAAGTCTCATTCTTTGTACTATTAGAGTTAGAAACTTGTTTAGTAGATTGATCATTGTATATAATGGCAGCTTGATTACTATTACTAGATTTATCTATCGTGTTAGTTTTATAAGTTGCTTCTGTAGTATTACCTTGAATATCTTGTGTAGTAAGTTTAGAAATTTCTGCACCACTCTCAACATCTGTTGATACTTCACTACCTTTAGAGTAACTATCAAACACTCTCTTAAATGCCTCACCTGGTGATTCACCACCTGGTAATATTGCTTTAGCAGCTGCTACACCACCCATTGCAAGACCTTTAAATAGTTTACCCATATCAAATAGTTTTTGTTTAATTGCACCAAAGTCAATTGTAAATAAACTTTTAAACCAATTAAATGCACTCATTACTGGACCATCAACACCTAAAAAGAAATCTAACAAACTAAATGGTTTATCAGGTTCACCAAAACCAAATATATCTTTGATAAAGTTTACCGCCATATCAATTGGTGCCGTTAATACAGTTAAGAAGAAACTACCTGTGCCTGAAAATAAATTACCAAAACCTTTTAATATTCTATCGAAGTCTAATGTAAATATACCTGTAATGATATCAACTATGCCTCCAATAGCCTCACCAAAAAAGCCCGTAATCTTTTCACCAAACTCTGTAACAAATTTACCTAGGTTTTCTAAACCTAAAAACTCTAATGCCATGCCAACTAAATCTGTAATTAGTCTAACAAATGTACCAATAAAACCATCTACAATACCTACCACTGCACCACGAATACCATCTACAATAGAACCTGTGTTTTCATATTCTTTCATAAATCCTGATACACCGTCAAATATACCAAGTATGATAGTCAATGGTAAAAATAATTTGCCAATAGTTTTACCTATTGTTTTTATAGGTGCCAATATCTTAGCTATCGGTCCATCAACTGCATTAAATAATCCACCTGCACCTGTTAAACCTGTAAAAAAACCTTTGATTGGTTTTAAAACTCCTTGTAATGCTATTTTGGCATCATCAAATAATCCTAATATAGCTTTAAATGCACCACCTTTTATTGCACCACCACCAAAAAAGTTTTTAATAGGTTGTATAACACTAGTTTGAAAAGTTTTCATTATACCACCCAAAGGACCTTTTTTGATATTATCTGCTATTGCAACAAATCTAGTGTTTAATGGGCCACTAATATTTGTTCTAAACATTTTCATAAAGTTGCCACCAAATTGATCTAATATTAATTTAATATCTTTTAAAATTCTAGGGCCAAAACCTAATGTACCAATTGTACCAATACCTTTTGCAAAGGTAGCCATTGCTTTCATAGATTTTAATTGTTGTGGTAATTTGAGTATGTCTGTATTAACACCCATACCTTTTGCAAAGAAAGCTAAGGCAGCAATAGCAGCTAGACCTTTTGCACCAAAACCACCTGTTAAGTCTTCACCAGATAAGCCGCCACCGCCTCCACCTGAAGGCGCACTTAAAGATTCTTTTGCTTGTTCTCTTTGTTGATCTCTGTTTCTCTGAAATTTTGTTTTATCAAAGGCAAACATATCACGCAATACATTTGTAAGTCTTTCTGTATTACCTTCATTTTCTCTAGAGATACTTCGTAAGTCTTCTAGTAAAGGTACTGCACCACTACCACTATCTGCAATAGCAGCGCCACCACCTGTTAAAGCAGAACCAACGGCCATTTGACCTGATTGTACTGCACCTACGATTGAATCTCTTAATGCCATTAATCTTTAGCCTTAACTTTAGATGGTTTACCATTTACATATATTGCAAACCAACCAGCGCCAGCACCAACAACTACTGAAACTAAACCTGCTTGAGCGTTATTAGGAGCTTCTAATGCCATAAACCAAGTGATGACTTCCATAAATGCATATGCATAAGCGACCATCATAAGTCTTGGTACTAATCTCCAGTTTGATATTAATTCAGGTATTTCTACCTCTAAAAAATGCCACAATTGTGAACACCCGTATTTAAATCCTGACCAACCTGTGCCGAATATTGATTTTATTTTTTGTATCATTATCGTTTTCTCTCTTGTTCTCTAGCCTTTTCTTTTTCTTCTTTTATGTGATTGACTAATAAATCCACATAAATTTCCCTCTCCCACGGTACCATATTCTCTAACTCTGTCAAAGAATATTTATGATGTTGCATTAAAGCAAAGTTAACCTGAAATAAATTTGCTAGGTTGTCATGTGAGAGGGCGATACGAAAAAACTTTGTAGCCCACTCAAAACTACTTTACTTTTCACCTTTGTCTTAGGGTTTTCAACCTCTAATTCATGTTGCAATCTAGGCATAGTATTGAAAAAAGTTTGTATTTTAGCAAAATGGTCACTTGTCAATGACTCAATAAACTTTTTCATTTCTTCTTTACTATAATCGCTACCCTTATGTACGGTTTCACCCTCATAAATCTCGTAAACAGTATCAGCAATTATATCAAATAGTTGCTCTGTTTTTAATTTAGCAGCGTCAATAGTAGGATCAAAACTATTGATTGTTGGATACTTCATAATCATTTTTATCTTATCATTAATCTGTATCTCATTGCTATGTTTATCATCAACTTGTACTTCTACTGTAGATAAATCTAACTCAACACTTGCATAAGTTTCTTTATCATCAGGACACAAAAGTTTAAGTTTCGCAACTTCACCAACTGACTTAGCTCTTATATTTAAAAAAATATATTCTAAATCAAATGTAGGTAACATATCAACATTGATAGTACCAAATGTACATGTATGTACAATTTCTTTTAACGCTTTTGTAATTTCAGCAGCGTTTTCAGATTCCATAGCCATCAATAAAATCTTTTCTTCTTTTACGAGAAAAGGTCTATACTGTACCTTTACATCACTTGATGGTAATGTCAATTCATATTTCGCTGTATCTAATATAGGCAATGCCATAATATTATCTCCTTCTTCTTAATTTATTAACCAAATGGTGGAAATAATCTACCACCAGTTACTCTACCGATAGGTAGACTTCTTTTTGCTGTTTGTAATATATCTCTACCCGCTCTTTTAAATTCAGCAGGTAGTTTATTTAATATACCACCAAACAAACCAAAATCTTTACTTGCTTTTATTGTAGGCACATCACCAATTGCCTGGCCTACAGTTGCACCATTAACTTGATCAATAGTTAAATTTCTCCATGTTCTAAAGTTTAATGTTATAGGAACAATTGTCGCTTGGTCATTACTGGCATATGCATACTCAATCGAACCTATTGTTTGTGGATAACATTCATACAATCTAACACCATATGTAACTCTAGCTTCATCTTCTCTTCCTGCGTCAAACTGACCTAACGTAAATATATCAATACTGCCAACATAATCATCATAATATCTCATGTTATGGCTGTCTATATTCATAATACCTTTTTGCCAGTTTTCAAAAAATAATCTTTGTCTTAAAAACTTATCACCATAAAAAGAACATTCTACAGTGCCATTAAAAGAATATGCGTAAGGCATTTTTCTACCTGGTCCATACATTCTATGATCTACTGTATTTACGTCTCTTGTAGGTAATGTTATTGTACTGCACATCAAACCAATATTTTCTCTTATTTGAGAGCTCTTTAATTCATTTATATCATCATTTCTACCTAATTGAGAAGGTGGTCCTCCTGCCGATAATCTTAACTTTTGAGGTGGGTGTACAACAATTAAATATCTATTAGGTCGAGCAAATCCTTCACCTTGATTTATTTGCGATTGAAACCTTTGTATTTGACCTGAACCACCTGGTCTTCTTTTTAATCTAGGATCGCCTGCAACATCAGCTAATGATTTATCTCTTGGTAAACCAAGTCTAATATCAAAATTACCTATTCGTCTACCGCCTCTTAAAATTGCCATTATAATATTTTACCTTTATTTGGTCCGTTTTTAATTCTATATCTCTGTGTGCCTGTAGCACCAATTTCTACTTCTTTTTTTAAACTTTTAGATAATTCTAATTCTTTCTTATATCTATTCATTTTGTTAGTATGTTCAATTAATTGTTTTGTTCTATCTCTATCCATTAAAAGTTCTTTCTAGCAGCTGCGAATACACCACCCAATGTTTTACCTTTAAATTGAGCAACAGGTAGATAAGCTGCTAATGCCATTTCATCTACATTTATTCTTAAAAAGTTAGACCTGACTTGTGAGTACAGATATCTCTTTATAGCCACTTTGGTATATTTATTAGACTTTATCGAGTCATATGAGGCTTGAATTTTTGTTGATTGGTCAAACTTTGCATTGCTAGCATATGTTTGTAATTTCTGTAAAAATGCAAATCTGGCGCCATATGGTAAATAATGAAAATTCAAACCAATAAAACCGCCTTTGGCAGTTTCTAATGGTAATACTAAAGGAAATGTGTCATAATATGGTAATCTATTTTTAGTTTTAGGGTCATAAAAAAACATACTCATACGACCACCACTAGGTCTACCTAATAATTTACCACTTCTCATAAGAGCAGTAGGTGATGATCTATCTGTAATTAAAGATACAGCATTACGGTACCAACTGGCACCTTTTAGTTTATTACCTTGTATATCTTTTAGTGGTTCAAATATGTCTATTGCCATACCACTATTTATAAGAAAACCCCTAGCGATTTCTCGCTAGAGGTTAATGCTTAGGTAGAGAGAGAAAGGATTAATCTTCGTCTGCTAA